CCCATCAGCCGTGACCGTGCCAGCTATGTTTATGTTGCCTGCGCCTGTGATGTTCTGGCTATTCAGGTCAAGCGTACCGCCAAGCTGGGGCGTAGCGTCCTCGACTATGTTGGCAATGCCCGGGGTGATGCTGTTCCAGCTTGTGCCATTGTAATACTTGAGTGAGTTATCTGTCGTGTTGTACGCCAAGTCGCCTTCATCAAGGCTGGTGGATGGATCAGACGCCGCAACACGATACCGCTCTGCAAAGCTGTTCACGCCACTAATGTTTGTTGCCACAGTGTTGACGTTGGTTATTGAGCCAGCAACTGTATTGACGTTGGCAATGTTCGTTGACACAGTGCCAATGTCAGTGGCGTCACCCGCCACAGCAGTAACATCGGAACTGATCCCAGCCACGGTTGTTACATTGGATGAAATTCCAGCAACTGTGTTTATGTTCGTTGCGTTGGTTGCAACAGAATTGATGTTTGTTGCATTGCCAGCAACAGAGTTAACATTCGCAATATTAGTCGCAACTGTGCCGATGTCAGTGCCGTCAGCGGCAACCGTTGTCACATCACTGCTGATGCCAGCAACTGTTGTGACGTTGCCAGAAATGCCAGCTACGGTAGTCACGTTTGCGCTGATGCCAGCCACAGTCGTTACGTTGGCATTGTTACCAGCAACTGTGTTGACGTTGGCAATGTTCGTGCCGACTGCATCAACATTGCTGATAGACGCCGCAACTGTCTCAATCTCAGACACCGCCTCATTGAGATCGTTGGCAACCGTCTCAACCTCGGATACCGCTTCATTCAAATCGTTGGCTACAGCAATAACATCACTAATATTTGTAGCTACAGTGTTGACTGACGCAATGTTTGTTGCAACGGTTCCGATGTCAGTGGCATCGGCCGCAACAGCCGTGACATCTGAAGAAATGCCAGCAACAGTTGTTACATTGGCCGAGATACCGGCAACTGTGCTGATGTTGCTGGAAATCGATGCGGCGGTCTGAATGGCATCAGTCGCATCGGTGCCGTCCTCGATGTCAGCCAGCGTGGCAATATCGGTTGCGATGTCAGCCAATGCCGTCACATCGGTGCTGTCAGGCCCAGCCTCTGGGTTGCCGGTCGTGCTGTTGAACTGTAGATACTTGCCAGCACGCGCCGCCTTGGCAGGCAGGGTCATGTCCAGCGTGCCGCCATCCTCAACCAACGCCGGATCATAGACCGGGGCGCGGAGACTGCGCTTGTTCTCCTCGGCTACCTGCTGGTCAAAGATTGTGAGGCTGTCTAGCTGTTCGTTGAGGCTGGACGCAAGCAAGTCACCGGCAGTCACAAAGTCTGTCACGCGCTCGATGTCGCGTGCGCCGACAATGATGATAGTGTCAGACGCAGTTGGCGTTGACGGCACGTTGGTGCCGGTCACGATTGTGACCGAGCCGGTGCCGTTGGCATTGACCGCCACAGTGTAGTCGGTGGTCAGCGTCAACAGCGTTGTGTTGAAATAGACCGCAACATCGTTCTCGTCCAACACCTCAAACGTGAAGGCGTATGGCCCAAGCCCGGCTGAACCAGTGAACACGACCCGGCGTGTGATTGCGTTAATGTTGTAGTCAGCCATCTCTGTGCCTCATTTTGTTGTGTGCATTATACACCATCAGGTTGATATCTGCCAGATCACTGCACAGCCATAATCTTAACAGCTAGATCTGGATCGCCAGCAACAAGCATCTTCCGCGCCGCTGTCTTAAACTTGCCAACAACTGTTGTAATCTTATCCAGCTTGTCCTCTTTGGTTGGCAATGACTGGTAGTAATCAGTCTCAATCATATCCATCAGCAAGGGCATCATTGTCTGGCCAACATCATAACCCGCATCACCGGGCATCCGGCCTCGCGTGTCCATAGTGTTCATTGTGGTCAGCCACTTGTTGTACTGCGTTGCATTGAGACGCACGCCATCGATCTTTTTGTTCGGCATTTTGATGCCATCACCAAGCGCCATTAGTTCATCATCAATCGGCGCAAACTTGGTGTCCTGCACGCGGATAGGCGACCAGAACTCCCAACCCTCGCCACTGCCAGCGGTGATCTTCTCGCCCCACAGGTTTAGCTTTGGTGGCACACTGTCGCTGAAGAATGGATTGCGGCCCTTGGCGCGTTGCAGTTCGATATAAAAGCCGCGCATGAACGCAGGCAATTGTGTTGGATCTTCGCCAAACAATCCTGCCTCTGGCAACATTGGCGATGATACCGTTGGGTCTTGCATACGTTCAATGCCAGCAGAGAACGATGACATGCCCGGAACAAAAGCCAGCCCAGCCTCAGTGACTTTGCCGCCTATCATCTCCATAAATTGCTCTTGGCGTATTTGCGGATCTGCGTTGGTGAATACCCGCGTCAATTCCTGCACACCTTGCAAGAACGGCATATCCAGAGAATATTCCGCAAGGCTCATCGTCAAAGCCATAGCAAGCCGGTCAACTACAGCCTGATCCTCTTCATAGTTTGCGTAATACGCAAAGTCAGCCGCCATAGCCAACATGCCAGAAATAGGATCAAGCCGCGAATACGTTACAGATGTATAGGTGCCATCTTCGTTTTTGAAATTGACAGAGAACGGCTGGATGCCTTTACGAGCCATTGCTTGTTGGGCTTGCGGGTCTGGTGGGCCAGAACCCATAATGATCAACTCTTTGTCAGGGTCATCGATGCCCATAGCCATATAGGCAAATGTGCCAGCAATCATTGAGCCGGTTGCCACTTGGCCAAACGCAATGTCTGCCTCACGACCGCCAGCCGCCAGCTTTTTGTAAAAGCCCGGATACACCAACATCAGTGGACTGCGGACCATTGTTTCTTTCATTACGTTTGTCGGCGTCTTGTAAAACGGCACAAACAATTTAGCAATCGGATGCGACATGCCGCCTTGCATGTCGCCAAGGAACCCATCGAGATCGCCTTGGAAAGTCATCTGCCTTGCGGCATCACGAGCATCCTCAACCAAACCCTTTGGAGGGTTGGCCATCAAGCGTGCGCCTTCAGCCGCTGACATCTGCTTGGCCTCTTGTGGCGTTTTGCCAGCGGCCACCAGTTCATCATACATATTGGCTGTGCGGGTGCTGACCATTTGATGCAAGGACATGCGATACCCAATGCCCTTGAAGAACTCATCTTCGGCCAGCAAGAACCGGCCACCCATTCTGGCGCTGATGCCCAATGCGTTTACAGCCGCCGCGCCAGCATTCCCCTGCCTGATCTCATCAATGATTGCACGCGGGTCGCCCGATGTGCCTATTGCTCTGCGATTGCGCACATCAATTTTAGACACAAGATCGGATGGCTCTTCAGTAACTAATGTTTTTCCCGATACGATCAGCGCATCAACAAAACCCTTGCGGATGCCTTCAAGTGAAGCCACAGCATCGCGGAACCTTGCCCGGTCTGTTGCGCCTGTTATAGATGTACGCAATGCGCCATAAGCGGCGGCTGGCAATTGCTCAACTGTGCGCGTGGCCATAAAGACAGAGTTGCCAACCACGTTGACCATATGTGTTGTTGGCGCAGTCAGGATGCTGTTGATCCAAACCTCAACAATCATATCCATTGCTTTGTTCATGCCGTTCTTGATGAACGATGCTTTCGATGCTGGGCTTGGGAGCGCTAAATATAGCTTGCCCATATACTCCATATCCTCAACCGTCTCAGCGCCAAACAGGTTAATCATCTCTTCAGATTGCCGGGCAAAGTCAATGTCCAAACCCTTTTGCGCCTCGCGTAACACAAACAAGCTACGCGCCGCCTCAGAGCCAGCACCAGACACATTGGCCATCATGCTTGCTGTGACATTTTGCATTTGGTAGGCGCGGCGCACAGCGGCGTCTCGCGCCTCTCCGGCTGGCATGTCGGCGACCTTTGCCCACTCTGCCCTAGTGTGGTGCATTAGGTTGGCAACAGCAAAAATTCCACCGAGCAGTTTTTCGCCGGTTGCACCAGAGCCGGGGTTGCGAACCAGCCACTCGGCAATCATGTCGTCCATACTGTATTTGGCGGCAAGTTCCTTGATCTGGTCAAAGGTCATTGTGCCGCGCCGGGCTTTTTCAAACAGTTCTTGGTTGGCGTCTTTGATCCGGGCCATATGGTCGGCCATATCAAAGTCTTCAAGCCCTTCAGCAATGGCCGGGAAATTAATGCCCTTCGTCCATTCGCCGCCTGTAGCCTCGGCCAATGCCGCAACCTCATCCTCGGTTGCCGGGCGTATGATTGTGGTAGTGCCAACCTTTTGGATAGGCTCATCCGGCAATGGCGGCAGAACAGCCTCTTCAGCTTTGCGCACACGACCCTTGGCGGCTTTTGCCACGCCAACCACGATATCATCAAGACCAGCCACTTGGACAACGCTGGGGTCATCCACAGCCGCAACTTGCGATGGGCCTAGTATCTGCTCCGCTACAGTAGCATCCTGCTCGGCCACCTCTTCTGGCGCAACTTGCTGTGGCTCTGGCTCGGCAAACAAGTCTTGGCGCAATTGATCTTGTTGCGCCATCTCGTCAAGCTGGTCTGTAATATCACGCGCCATTTGGCTATCCTTTTTTCACAGATCCTGTGATGTACAACTCTTCTGACGTTTTGCCAGTTTCTTCAGCGGCAATCTGTCGCCGTAATTGTTGCACAACAGGATCATCCTCTGTTGCGCCGTCTGCTAATTCTTCCTCAAGGATTTCCTGCAAGGTACTCATCATAGCTTATGCCTCCATTAATCCACTCAGCACCGGGTCTATCGGTGTTTTTGTATACCTTTGTATCATAGTACGTCACATCCGCATAACTGATATCTTGCAGTTTCAGTATGTCACGCATTGCCTTACGATACTGTTTTGCTTTTTGTTTGTAAATTTGATCAGCATTTGCGGCATCAAATGCGTCATCAAATTCTGGAACATATTGCATTCTCACACCAGTAAGGCCAGCAGTTTTTGCGCCAGTTTTTATTTGAGCCGCTGGCTTGTCGGCAACCCTGTTGTCAGTGACGAATGTAAATCCATCAATTCCATATTTGCGCAATATCTCTGTGATCTTTTGTGTAAACGCCTCATCTTGTTTTTTAACAAAATAAACCTCAACGCCCGGCCTCGCATTTGGCGTGCCGGGCTTCACAACCTTAGACATGAACACAGCATCTTGATCATATTTGCGGCCAGCTTCAACAAGCGCTTTTGTTGCTGGCGCTGGATCGAAATTACTGCGTGCAACAATTTCATAATTCAAAGCGCGTTCTGTTTCTCCGGCAAACTCTCCAAGACTGTTGTTTGCCTGATATCCAAGAACAGTATTATCAGCCTTCAAAGGCGCGGTTATTTCTTCAGCCAATTGCGCTTGCTGTATGTTGGTCGGAACTTGACCGGGCCGCTCCATTGACACTCCGGCGCTATATCTCTCAGCCGAGCCAGCTAATGTTTTTAACTCTTTTCTAGCGGCAATCTTTTCTTCTGGTGTTGTGTTTATAGACCCAATAATTGTCCGCAGTTCTTTTACGCGCTCTGGATCTGGAGACCCGGCTAGACCGGCCTCATAATCAAAAGATCCACCTTCGCCAGCTTTTGATGTCCACCCCTTGTTGGTCCATTTTTCTTTTTCAGCAAACCAAATAACAGCTTGCAAATCATCAGCGCCGAGATCCCCAAGTTTTTTGTCATAATTTTTGACTACGCCTAATTGGTTTATTGCATCGCGTGCGTCTGCAAAAACCTGCTGTCCAAAACCAAATTCACCGCCAACAACCGGCGCATCTAGTGTGCTTTTAGCGCCGTGCGTTCCTGTTACCCCTTGCTCTGCTACGGTAGGTATTCGCGGCAATCCAGCCGCATCTCTAAGATATCTGGCGGCCCAAACATCAATTGTTGCGTCAAACCCATAGCCAATCAGGTTGCCAGTAAAGTTAACAGTCTTTGGCGCTTTACCGGCTTTGACTTGTCTGAACATATCAAGCAGTGCCGCGGTGGCCGCAGGGCTATTTGCGCCGAATAGTTTTTCATTATCTTTGACAATCAACTTAAATGGGTTTTTCGGGTCTTTATGCAGTTTTGTTATGTCTTTGCCAGACACGCTCAATCCAGCATCGAGGCGATCCTGATAGAGCTTAATTGCATCGTCATAATCACCACGCGAAAATTTGCGCAATATGATTAATGCATTTTCATAATTCATTTGAACGCCGGTGTTAGCCGATGTCGCGCCTAATAAATCAGCGAAAACATCACCGAGGCCACCATATTCCTGACGCAATCTTGTCCGCATAGTGCGATACCAAGTCGCCTCCTTCAGTATTTCTTTTGCTTTTTTATCACCGCCCTTTGCCCGGTTTACCAACGCCTGCACGTCATCAACCATTTTGCCAACGAGATTTGCCTTATGCTGATCAGGGGTCACACCGGCTGGCGGTATGTGATATGCGTATGGGATTTTTTTAAAGTTAACATCAATCGTGCCGTCTTTTTTTACCTCAAATGGCGGCGTCTTGCTTTCAGTCATAACTTGCGGCTTTACCCATCCGTCACTTTCTGGAAAGCGGTTTATTACTCTTTCAGCCTCAACCGCCGCCGCTTGGGCCTCATCAACATTTTGTGCTTTTGCGGCAATTGTCGCGACCTCTGGATCGCTAATGGATGGCGCGGCAGATCTCACCGCTTGCGCCTCTTGGGGCTTTTGCCCCATCAGTTTCTGCCCGGCGACAATAGCCTCATCAATCGGCGCAGTTGGGTCCATACCAGCGCCAAACATTGTGCCGCTTGTGCGGTCAGCTATGCGTTGCGGCGCACCAGCGGCGTAGGTCTTTGCGCCTTGAACAACGCCCTTGCCAGCTTGGCCAGCTACACCAAAGCCGCCTATCCCTTCGCCAACCATTGCGCCTTGCTTCAAGCCCTGTTTGGCCTCATCGCTAATTGGCAACATGTCAACACCAGCATTGAAAATTTCAAATGCTTTTTCAGAACCGATAGCACCAGAGATGGCGCTAAATCCTTTTAAAAACTCATCAATGCGCTGGCCCTCTTCTGCTGTGGCCGCTTTGAAGCCCCCATACGCAAGTGCGCCAACATCCTGAATGCCAGTTGCCGCGCCAATGCCGACACCCGGAACCACGCCGCCCATAGTGCCAGCGACCTCTTGCTCAGACACAGGCGCATCAGCCGCCTCAGATATTGCATAGATGTCACGATACGCACCGGGGCCAAGCGCGGCGGCTTGTGCCGCTGGATCAGGCGCACGTTCCAATCTGACGCGGCCCTCATCATCACGCACAATGTCCAGACTAGCTCCGCTGTCATACAGGTAGTAGGACACCATCATTTCATCGCGTAGTGTGGTCATTTCTGTTGCGCCCTTCTCAGCACATCAAGTGCATTTATTATTGGCTGGGTTTTCTTAATAACCGCTTGCCTGTTGCTCCCGCTCATCTGCCTTTGGATCTCTGCATCAACAGACGACAAATCATTCTGAATGTTATTTTGGCTTGCAAACGAATTTACAAGGTCTTGCGCATCAGCAATTTGTTTTGGGGTTGGCCCGGCTGGCCGCAAATCCTTTAGTCTTTTCTGCACCCACGCAAGAGGATCAATACTGGGGTCTTTGCGCAGAGCGAGGATCAGTTCATTTTCAATTTCGCCGATCTGCTTATTTGCCTCATCATCACCACCACCCAAAAGGCTTGGCACTGGATTAATTTCATTTCTAATGAATGTTTTGGCCGCTGAGAAATCTTCACCCTTTAGCCGCTCAAGCCGGTCATATCGCTTCAAGTATTCAGCAAACGTGATGTTACCGGCATCAAGCGCATTCAAAAGAACCTGATGCGTCATGTTTCCAAAAGCCTCTGTTTTGTTTAGGCCGATAATCGTATCTGGGTCATTAGCCGCTGGACTTGATAGCACGCGATCTTGCATTACCAGATGCGCCTCTGGATCAACGTCTTTCAAACGGTCCAACAAATCGTCAAGCGTTGAGCCTGTACTGCCGGGGTAATTCATTTCCATCGCAATGTCGCCACGCAAACCAATCGATGCTTTTTGCCGTCTTGTCTGCGCTTTTCTCTCAATCGCCGCATCGTGTGACAGATCCCTAGATGCCGCATCAAATGACGCATCAATTGCGGCACGCCGTTGATCTGGGTTCATCTGGCCATATATGCCTGCAATTCTTGGGTCAGAAATCTTGCCCGACATGACCTCAACTTGTCGCGCCAGCGGGTCATCAACAACATAGTCGCGCACCACGCCAACAATCGCCTCATCTACAGCTTTGTCAAAATTCTCAAGTTGTTGTTTGAGCAAGGATGGATCAAGTGCCTCGCCAGCCTTTCTGGATATTGTATTGCGTTCACCCGCCAGCAGATCGCTCATTGTTGAAACTACCACACCAGTATTTGGGTCGATAATATCGCCACGCTCAACAATTTCAGCAACGCCTGATATGGTCGTATCGATGGCTCTGATTGCTTGAATTTTGCGCTCGGCCTCTGCGGCCTCTGCCATTTTGTTTGCGTGCGTCACAACAGCAGTATTGCCAACAGCCGCAATAGACGCCCTGAATTGCCGCGCAGACGTTGGGCTGATGTCAAACAGTGTGCCAGCGTAACCATTAATTACAGCATCAATCTCACCTTGCAATTCCATTGTCGGCATACTTGTTTCAGCCGCGCTCAAGCGCAATGCCGTTATTTGTTGCCGAGCCGATGTCTCAAGATTTGTAGAGATGGCATCAAGTGCCGCCGCTCTGGCGGCGCGGTCGCGCACCGTGCCAGTGCCGCCGGGAACCAACGCCTCAAGTTCTGCCGGTGTCTGCGCATCCAGCAACTGCTGTGCTGTAGGCGCATTGCCAGCGCCATACTCAGCGCCCTCAATCTTGGCCTGCGTCTCAGCCTCGCGGAACGCAAAGCTGGACATGCGGTCTAGGCTGTTTGCAATTGTCTGAGCAACACGCGCTTGCGCTTGACCAGTCGCCGCAAAGTTGACGCCCGGCAAGCTGGTAGCGCTAATGCCTAGTGGTCTGTATCGCGGCAATCTAGCCATTATCCTATACTCGCTTTCATCATATAACCTTGGCCAAGCGTGCCAATCGCCGCCGCAAAGCCAGCCTGTTTAGCCGCACGCGCCTGCAACATAAATTGGTCGGCCTGCATTGCGCCGCCGCGCAGTGCTATCAGTTCGTTGTCTTGGACGGTGTACAGTTCCTGCGCACCCTTCGCCAACGCCAAAGTCTGCAATTCACCGGCAGACCCAGTGAATGGATCAATACCACCGGCCCCGGCTCTAGCCGTAACCTCGGCAGATGTTTGCAGGATGTTGTCCAAAACAGCCACAGCCTGTTGCTTGTATTTAATCGCCTCTTGCCGGGCTTGCATCCGCGTGTAGCCAGCTTGCGCCGCCAAGCCCTTGGCCTGTGCCTGCGCACCCCGCAATTGCATAAATGCGCTTGCGCCTGCAAGAGCCAATCCTATTGTTGCTGGATTTGCCGCCATCTTATTGCCCCACACTCACTTTGTAATCGATCCCAAGTAACGTCATCTTGAGCGGCACATCCTGACCAATCGTGATCTGGCCGTCATAAGTATACCCCAAAATGCCGTGCAATGTCTTGATGCCAGTAAACTCATCAACCGAACTGTCGAGAACGGCCGCGCCAAAGTTTCTGAACGGCACCTCTTTGCCCTCAATCGTCATTGCCTGCGTCTCAAACAATTCCGCATTAACCTCGAATATCCGCTTTTTAAAGCCCTTTAGAGAGCCGCTGGGCAGGTTTGGCTCGACCGGCAGTGTCTTTACCTGCGGCGTAAAGTTAAGGCCGACCTGATAGCTTGCAGTGGCCGCTGTGGCAAACGTCACAGTGTAAGGTGATCCCGGCACTGTCTGATCCGGCTCAACCACGCCATCGCGGATGATCTTGACGGTCGCCGCCTCAAGGTGATCCATCGTGACCGAACTGGCCGCGCCACCTGTCTTGGCGCTGTCGAGCAATGTGTCAGCATCGAACAACTCAACGTAGTAAACAGTCGCCGCGTTGACTGTGCGCTTGGCCACAACGTATATGTCGTCCACATCCACTCCGATGTTCAGGAACTCACCATCGGTCGTCCACTCTGACGGCGCAATCACGTTCTGACTGCGCAACAGTGTATAGCACGCAATACTGCCATCATCCTCGTTGACGATCATCAGCCGGTCGCCTTCATCGGTCGATGTCGCAACACGCACCGCCATCTCGCCCGGCGTTTTTAGCAGATGCGATGACAGCAGAGATATCTTGGCAGACGTATACGCCTGCACGCTGTCGCTAAAAATAAACTCTTGTATTGCCTTGCCCTGACGCTGGATGAACAGCGTTGAGCCATCTACGTTCTGCAAGCGGATGCCCGGCTTCATGCCAAACGCAGTCTGCTGTTTTACAATCAGGTTGGTTGGCGTGATCGGCTCATCCAATGTTTGCGGCACATAGAACTCAGCGCCGGTCGTGAACACTTGCAAGTGACGGCCAGAGAAGATATCGACAATTGCGTTAAACGTGCCAGTGTCAAGCGTTGCCGACACTCCATCATCTGCCAACGCCTCGCCGGGATTGAAATTAAAAAAGTCAGACACGCGAGATCCATACAATGTTGATGGCCGGCTCTTGGTGCCGCCAAAGAACAACCGGCCCTCGTGAAAAGTCACCGACCGGGGATATCCGCGTGTCGCCGACCAGACCTCCTCATAGCCGTGTTCCGACTGCCAGTCGCCAGCAACGATTGCGCTGGTGTCGAAAAAAGGGATCTCAACGTATGCCTTCATTTGTGTGTAACTTACAAACTCAACATAACGCGCACGGCCAAAACCATTTATAGCAGTGGCATATTCACCGACAGCCGCCTCGCTAAATGGCTCGACCTTATATTGCGATGTGGCGTCAGGCGCTGTATCCCACGCCGGATAGACCGTCAGCACCTTAGTCGATGCCACATAGTCCTCGACATGCCGCTTTTGCCCAGAGCCGGTTCCAGACGTAATCTCAATGAACATGCCATTTGGCTCATCATCCACAGTGTATGCGGTCGCCGCCTTCAATGTGATTGTGTCAGATGTGCCACCCTGCGCCGTGCCTGTGCTTGTCGTAGCGCCAGACGCCGTGATCGTGATGTTGCCGCTTATTGCTGATGGCGTAATAGTAAATTGCGGATTATGGAAATCTAGTTCAAACGCATACAAGGGAACGTGATCAAACTCAATGACGCTGGCTGTCCAGTCGGCATCGGTTGCACCGCGCACGATCTTTGTAGGCGCAAGATCCTCATGCACCACAATCACAGTGTCAGCAGATTGCACCCAATTCATCTCAGGCAGGATCGCGCTGGTCAGGCTGGCCACCGTCAGGTAATCGTTGCCACTGCCATTGATGTTTGTGATCTGTGCGCCGTTTTTGAACACATACATTTTGCCGGGCGTGAACACCAGCATGTAGCTGTCATTGACGCTAAACTCAAACGCCACCATTCGCACAGCCGTTCCAGCGCCACTGTCCAGCGTGGCAATGTATTTGGTGCCATCCCGGCGCTTTGCACCGCCTTGTGGCTGGATGCTGACATTGCGTGCTGTTGTCAGGCCAGACTTGTACTGAGCAATGTCAGTCCGCGCACGCAACTTTGGATCTAGTTCGCCGCTGGTGAAGTCATTCTGGATCTGAATGATGCGGCTCATGCTAGTACCTTATGTCAGCAATTGGGAACTCTTGGATGTTCTGGGTTGGCTGTCCTGCCGCATCGATATTGATGGCAACGCGCACCAAGCCGCCACGCATGTTTTCAGACGGTGAACCATACGCCTTGCCGTGATAGTAATCGGCCTTGGTGATCTGGTCGGTGATCGGCTCGGCGAACTCAGCCGCCAGCGCCGTTTTGAGAAGGCGCACAAAGTAGGGCGGGAAGATGGCCGGTTCTGGGCGATACTGGTAATCGATCCAGACCTCTTCCAGATTTGTGTAGAGGCCACCGGCATAGATCTCAAAGTCGCGCACACTGTTTGCGCCGACACTGCCAGAACTAAAAACAGCCCTTGGGTTTCCAAGGACATCGCCGGGGATCTGGTATTTGTATTTCCATTCGTTGATGGGTGTGTCAGCCAGCCGGGCCAGCTTCACCTTTTTCAACGTCCAACTGTAGGGATACTGCATGAGCAGTGTGTCGCGCACATCGTCATAAAGACGGTCAGCGACCTGTGCCTCATCGGTGCCGGTGGCAAATGATGAAAGCGGAGCCGCGCCAAGCATGATGAGAGCATCAGAACAAATTGATAGTTTGGTATCACCAGCCGCCATTGCGCCACTCCAAAAAAGGGAAAGGGGGCCGGTTGCCCGGCCCCGCTATGATTAGTCGGTGTCGGTCATGCTGATAGCTGTGCCATCAGTCACATCGACAACGCCTGACGCATTCGATGCAACCATAACGATGTTCATCGTTGGGGTTGCGCTGTCGTGAACAAAGATGATGTCACCGACTGCCACTGTGTCTGACAGGTCGTTGAAATATCCAGATGTGTTCACAGTCGCAATCGCGTCTGCTGATGTATAGGTGTACATCGATGGTGCATTGCCAGACTTGGCGGCACCGATCACGTTCCATCCTGCTGAAGAGAAAGCCATTGTTTACACTCCTTCCTATTCAGTCGCTGAGATCTTGACGATGCCCTCATCGTCAATGGCAACCGCGCCAGCGGAGAACATTGAAGATACGAGGAACGATGTCTTCTCAGGAACGTAGTTGATTTCTGACTTTTGGTTCATGCCGATACCAAGGCCGATTGCATCGCGGTGGAACGCAAAGCAAGTGCGGGTTGATGGCAGTGGCAGACCACCTTCGTCACGATCGCCGAGGGTGATGAACTTGAAGCCGAGGAAAGTGTCAATCTCGCCGGTTGAGAGAGCCTTGACTGTAGCGAAATCGCTTGATGTCAATTCAGTCTCATCGAGCAGTGCTGACAAGCCATTGGCATGAATGATCATGCAACGACCTTCAGATGGCACGTTCTTGGTATCCAGAGCCTTTTTAGCCGCAAGCAACTTAGCAAGGTTCATGTTTGTACCAGTACCACCGATGTCGGTGCCGACTGTGCTTGGTGAAGATGCGGCATTCAGTGCATCAAGAACAAGCTGGTCCATACGGCGACCAATGGCATTACCGACAACTTGAACAAGCTCACGGCGCTCGTCAAAGTTGACTTTCTGCTGGTTGAAAATATCGCTGTACTCAGCCGCGATGTAATCGGACATCGTGGCTGTGACTTGTGAGTAAGTCACGTTCAGCGGAGTTACATCAGTCTGCGGGACGCGGACTGTTGCGGTGCCTTTCCCGATCTTCGGGAACTTCACCTGATTGCCTTCGACATTTGTCCGCTCGCGGGTCACACCGGCAAGCTGGCGAGCCGCCTGATATGCCTGTTTGACCTCGGCATCGAACAACTGAACGAAAGCATTGGAAATACCTACGGCCATTTCCTATTCCTTCCATTTCAAAAGTTAAACACGATTGACGCCAAACAGGTATCCATAATGGGCTGTGGCTTGAGCGAATTACGCCTCGCCCCCAAGCGGGTCGAACAGGTCGAAAAACGATTGTCTGTCAAGGGGATTATATGAAAAAAAGCGGGGGCTGTAAATAACCCCCGCTAAAACTTAGATGGCGCTGTATTGTTCAGTGCCATAGACTTGCTCAAACATCTTCTCAACCTTGGCGCGGTACGCCGGGTCACTTTGATATTCGGGCTTGCTGATCATTGACTGCAATTCATCCTTGGATGGCGCACCGTCAACCGGGCCAACATCAATCGGGATTTGCTGATCGCCATAGTATGAGCGGATCTTTTGCAGGGCTTTGATGCCTTGCGCCGTGCCGCCCATAATCTTGAACTCTTCAAAGTCGTCCTGTCCCCAGACGCCTTTGTTGACAAGGCTTTGCGCCCACTGCGTCATTGACTTAATCGTCAGGTCGGCATTCGGGCCTAGTTTCTTGTACTCTTCCTGATAGCTGATCTGAGCCTGCTCAGTCTCAGCACCAGCCAACTCAATAAACTTACCAGCCAATTGGTCAAAAGCCTCTTGGCTGATGCCATTATCTTTTGCCCAATCTCGGTACGTTGAATACAGTTCATCATCCTCTGGAATGCCAGCATTCGCAAAG